CTTGCACAAACTTTCAAAGTTGAAAATCTTGATGGTGGATGTTTCGTAACTGGTGTTGACTTTTTCTTCTCCAAGAAGAGCACAAATATTCCAGTCAAAGCTTATATTACAAACGTAGATGCAGAGAAACCTGCTAAAAACATCGTTCCTGGATCCGAGAAAACTCTTGCTCCAAATACTTTCCTTAAGTGTTTTGCAAGTGGCAACATTGCCGTATATAAAGGAGAAAGTGTAACAGGTGCATCTTCTGCTTCTTCTGGTCCAATTCTGCAAATTTTTGACAAGAACAATGTAGAACTAGTTGCAACTGCATCTGGTAAGTACAGTCTTACTAATGAGCAAGTCTATACTGTTGTTCTAAGCAACCATAATGGCAAGTCTTTTGTTCAAAATGAAGATCTAATTATCCCTTCTGTTACTGAAGCAAATGCAAAAAATGCTACAGATCTAGTTCTTTCTGTAGCAAAAGATAGTGGTAAACTATCTGGCATTAGAATTACTAACCCTGGTTTAAATTATGATAGTGCGATTCTGACTATTGAAAGTCCACAACTTCCTGGTGGAGCTACTGCTACTGCAAGTATTGAAGTGTCAGGTGGTAAGATTTATAACGCTGAGGTATCTTTAACTGGTTTCGGTTACACAGAAGCACCTTCTGTGGTCGTCAAAGGCGTAGGAAACGGTGCTGGTGGGTGTGAGATCCAAACCTTTATTGAGATTGATTCTCCTGCCGTTAGGATGGGTGTAGCAGTTGATGCTGGTGAAGTAACAAACTCTACAACACCTACACATTTCGCATATGATTATCCTGTATATTTACAAAACAATACTGAGTATGCTCTGATAGTTGAAACTGATTCTACAGATTATGAAATGTGGGTTTCTAGACTTGGCGAAACTGACATTGCAACCAGTACTGTTATCACTACACAACCATCTCTAGGTTCTGTATATCGTTCACAAAACACTGAGAGTTGGACTGAGGACATTTTTGAGGATCTCAAGTTTACTCTATACAGAGCAGAATTTGATATTACAAGACCTGCAGAACTTCTGCTCAAGAATGCAAGTCTTGGATATGAGTTGTTGGATGCCAATCCAATTGAAACAAATGCAAGTTCTAACTCTGCTTCCACATCTTCTCTGTTTAAGAATAACAATGCTGTTATCAAAGTTAACCACAGAGATCACGGATTTGAAGATACTGGAGATTCTTATGTATTCTATAGAACTGCAGTAGAAACTGGTGGTATTACAGCATCAACAATTAACAGCAACTTGTTCCAAGTTATTAACTCTGGTGTTGATTCTTATAATATTATCTCCCCATCTCAAGCTGCTGGTAATTCTCTAGGTGGTGGAACATCTGTATATGCAAGTAACAACAGAAAATTTGAAACTTTATATCCTCAGATTCACTACCTAACGTTCACAGGAACTACTCTGGATGTATCTGTTAAGACAACAAATGTTGTTCCAGTTGATTCGTCCACAACCAATTATACTTCTTATTCCCAAACTAAGTTTGAGAAAACATTCCTCAATGAACCACATTACTTCACAAATCAAAAATTAGTCGCATCTGATATTAATGAGACTCTTAACAATCTCAGTAGATCGTTGACATATAAGATGGATCTTTCTTCTACATCTTCTAACTTGTCTCCAATTATTGATCTTTCTAATGCTACTGTCAAGACAGTAAGCAACAGAATTGAAAATGCTGCAGGACAAGAAAACAGATTTGGTAGAAGAGATCAAATCATTGAATTCTATCCAGTATATCAGTTTGAACTAGCTGGAAATGCTGGAACAGAACTTCAAGCAAACCAGACAATTCAAGGACAGACATCCAAAACATCTGGAACTATTGCACGAGTCAATGGTCAGGTTGTATATGTAAGAGTCAAGACTTCTCAGTTCTTCCAAAAAGGAGAAACTGTAGACCTCGGCAATCAATCTGCTCTAACAAATGTCAGTGTAGATTCTAACCCAATACAAGTTTTTGCATCCATTGATGATGGTTCTACTATTGTAGCAAGAAATCCATCCGTAATTCTTGAAACTTATGATAATGTAATTACTGGAAAAACTGTTATCTGGAATAGTCAAACTCAAGAACTAACAGGAAGAGTTGATATCAAACCAATCAACGACAATTACACTGATAGAATTATTGATAATGCAGTTTATAATAGAAATGCAGTTGTTGCCGATCAAATTGCTGATATTTTCCGCATAGGTGATTTCATCAAGTATCCTAACCAACCAGATGAAGAAGCAAATTACTTAGAGGTAGGAAAAATCACATATACCAATGGTATTGACTATGTTGAAGAGAATACTTCCAAGAACAGTTCTTCTGTTTCTAAATATGTAACTAAAGAAGTTGTAATCAATAATCCAGCAACTTCTATTGATATTCATCTAACTGCAAATACCAAGGATATTTCTAATATCAAAGTCCTCTATAAGTTCAAGAAAGCTTCTAGTCAAGAGAACTTTGATGATATTGACTGGGTATTCTTCAATGGTACTGGACAACCAGACACACTTGAATTAGCAACAAGTGAGAACAGCATTTCTAGTGTTGTTGAGAAGCAATCTTCTTATCAAGATCTCAAGTACAGTGTATCTAATTTAGAAGAATTTTCTTCTTTTGCAGTTAAGATTGTTATGAAAGGTGTTGACCCATCATACGTTCCTAAGATTCAAGACATTAGAGCAGTCGCGTCTTTCTAATCTCCGCGTATGGATTATATCAAAGTTGAAGGGCATGATGGTCTCGTAAGAGACCAAAACACTGGTGCCATAATTAATTTGAACGATTCTGCTATAGAAGCTAGACGTAAATCTAAGCATCTTAGTTCCGCGTTGGATGACATAAATATGTTGAAGAATGAAGTCTCGGAACTCAAATCCTTACTAAGAGAGTTAATAAAAAATGCCAGCAATTAATGTAGCAAGAAGCGATACCTTTGAACAACAGAGGTTGAAAATTAATGAACTTGGTGCCAATCTTTTCCAGATTAGTTCTGGTGGAACAGATTTATCTACTGGTAATCTTAGATTGGGCGATGGATCAAAAAATGCTCCATCACTAGCATTTTCATCTGATGCAACTCTTGGTCTTTTTAAATCTGCTCTCGGAACATTTGGATTTGTTGCTTCTAGCAAAAAAATCTTTGATGCATCATTATCAAATATTGTATCATTTAAAGACTTTATTGTAAGAAAACAGTCTTTGAATCAAGGCGGTTTAAGTATCACCAACAATGGTACTGGATATGACGGTGGTCAATACAGTGATGTTTCTTTAACTGGTGGTAGCGGTGATAATGCAACTGTAACTATTGATGTTGCAGGATTCCAGGGGACTGTTGTTAATACAGGAACCAGGTATGTTCCTGGAAACTATGCAAGTATTCTTCTAATTGGTGGTACTGGTACTGGAGCTCAGTCTACGTTTACCATTGATGCTCTAGATGGAGATATTACAACTGCTGGTAGTGCATATGTTCCTGGTAGTTATATTGATGTACCACTACAAGGAGGTAGTGGTTCTGGAGCAAAAGCAACATTCAATATTACTGGTACTTCAACAATTTCTGGTAATATTACAAATGGTGGCAGTGGTGGAACAGATAATTCATATCCATTTGTACAATTACACAACTCACCTGCACAGACATTTGTTGTCACAGCTGTTGCAAACCCAAATGCTGGACAAGCAGGAGAACCAAATTTCATTTATGCAATTGATGGTGTCTCACAACCAACACTAAACATTGTTCCAGGAAACACATATCTGTTTGATATGTCAGATTCCTCTCTTCAGGGAACTAACCCAGGAAATCCTACAAGTGAGCATAGAATTTTATTTCAAGCAGCTGATAGTGGTGCATTAAGTTCTGATCTATATGTGTTTAATACAAGAGGAAATGCTGGTCAAGCAGGTTCTTTCTCTGATCTTATTATTAAACCAGAAGCACCTGTTGGTGTTCAAATTAGATATGATTGTGCTAATCACCCCAATATGGGTCCTGCTGGTGGAAATATTAATGTTAATGCTGGTGCTTCTGGAAACTTTGGCACTAGTGCATATGCAGACCTAACAATTTCTGGTGGTGCTATCACTTCACTAAGTTTTGTTGATGAGGGGACAGGATATAGAGCAGGAGATACACTTTACGTTAAAGAATCTGATGTTGGTAGCAACACGGGATTTTTATACACAGTTAATAGTGTACTATTTACTGGCACAGTAAACAGTGTTGATGTCACAGTACAAGGCATTGACTATAATTTAAATGACGTACTTACTATTAATGATAGTGATGTTGGTGGCGGTGGAGGTAGCGGATTCCAATACACTGTAAACACAGATCCTGGTCGTGTATCCGATTTTGCATTTGATGCCTATGGTACAGGATATGTTGCTACAGACTTACTAGAGCTACCAAAAGCAATCGCTAATATTTCAACTTATGCTCCTGGTCAAACAGCAACACAAGCATCTACTGCAACTGCTGGAAATGCTGTTTTAATTATTTCAGATACTTCTAATTTAGAAGTTGGAATGTATTGCTTTACCAGCGGAGGTGATGTAGGTACTCTGGACAATACTGCAACAATTCTAAGTATTGATAGTTCAACACAAATTACGATGAACGCTGGAGCAACAGGCTCTGGTGCCATCAATGTATACTTTGTATCTCTAGATCTCAACAATATCATTGTTGCAAGTACAACAGGAATTGCGATTGGAGATACTATTGAAAAGGTTTCTGGTACTGGTGTACTTACAGATAATACAGTTGTTGGTGACGTTATCAACTCTACCACAATTCAATTATCTACACCAGCAGTATCTCCTGGTCCTATTGTAGTAAGCTTTGTCCCACCTTATGGTGATCCAACTACAGATTTCCAATATCGTGTTGATACGCTAGGAGTTGTTGAAAGTGTAACTCTTTCTGATGGAGGAAATGGTTATGCCATAGATGATATTCTTTCTATTAATGCAGAACTTTTAACACAACCAAATATCTTTACAGTTCTTTCCAGACCTGCACAAGAAATTACATTTACACAGACTATTGCAGATTCGGTTTTAGCAATTGGAGATTCAATTAAAGTTAGAGATGGTGCTGTAAGTAACGTTAGTACAGTAACTGCTCCAACTGTCACACCTACAATTACTGGACCTCTTTCTGGTACTCTTATTGTAGGTAATACCACTATTAGTGGTCTCTCTAGCACAACAGGAATTGGTGTTGGTGATTTTGTTCAAGAAGTATCTACTAGCGGAAATGTTGATCCTATAGCAAAAATTGCATCCATTACAAATAGCACAACTGTTGTAATGGATCTACCTGCTTTAGCAAGTAGCACTATTGATTTAAACTTCACCAGTGATGAAGCAGGAACTTATACGGGAGTAGCAACTACTGGTGGAACTGGTACTGGACTAACGTTAGATATTGAAAGAAGTAGTCAAGGTGATATTCTTAGTATTCAAGTAAATAATTCTGGTGGAGAATATACTCAAAGTGATCCTATCGCTGTTGATGGTAGCTTAATTGGTGGTACTTCTCCAACACACGACTTATCATTAACTGCAGACTCTGTAAGTTCTTCAGATGATTTAGAAATTATTGAAAGAATTACTGCAGGTGGTAATATTTCTAGTGTTACCGTACTGACTGGTGGTGCATCTGTTGCAGATGGCGATAGCATAGTCAAAGTTGGAACGACAACTCCAGTTTACACAGTAGATATTGCTGGATCATCTGACTCAAGATTTTATATTGATCTTGGAGATAGCAACGGATCTCAGAAGACTCCAAATATTACGATGTATGTCGGATCAACATATAGATTTGATTTATCCGATGCATCTAATAGTGCTCACCAGTTTTCGCTTAGTACATTCCCAGATGGTATCAATCCACCAAGTTTCGTTGAAAATATTTCTTCTACTCTTGATGTAAACTCTAAAGTTATTACAGTTGCAGATACAACAGGAATTGCTGTTGGCATGATTGTAACTTCTACAGCAGGTACTGGTCAAGTTGCATCAAATACTTTAGTTGAGTCTGTTGATAGTTTAACACAGATTACACTAACAGAACTACCAGATGTTTCTGGTGCTGTTACATTGCAGTTTGCTGGTTTAGAATATACTGACGGTGTTACTAGAGATCAAGGATTTTTAGATATCTTAGTTACATCAAATACACCAAGTCTTTACTACTATTGTGGTATTGGTGGAATTGGACACGGTAATGAAGGTGGACCAGATGGTGCTGAAGCTGTAATTACTATGGATCCAAATAATCCAAAAACTTTTGGATCTGGATTTGAGATTAGAGTTTCTGATATTACATCAACAGACCAAGCAACATTCAACGTTGCAGATGGTGAAGTTATTGCTCAAAGTTTTAATGCAACTGCAGCAAGTATCACTGCTATCACTGCTACTTCACTGAACTTAAGCTCAATTATTGCTTCAAGCAGTATTGAAGTACCACAAGTCACTTCGCAGTCTGGATTGACACTACAAGGTACTACTATTAACTTGAATAGTAATACCACATGTGGTGCTCTTAGCATTACAAATTCAACTGGTGCTTTGGAAACATCAGGTGAAATTAAGACGTTTGGTCAACTGAATATTAATGATACTCTATTCATTAATAACAATACTGTTACATCACAAGCAAATACTTCAATTGTATTGCAACCAGCGGTAAACCAAGTTGTAACTATTAATTCAACAACAGCACTTACTGTTCCTGCTGGTGATACTGCACAAAGACCACTTACAGCTGTTAGTGGTCAACTTAGATTCAATACAGATTCTAATCAATATGAAGGATATAGTGCTGTTGCAAGTGCATGGTCTTCTCTTGGTGGTGTCCGAGATCTAGACGGAAACACATATATCTTAGCAGAGCAAACTATTGGTGCTAATGATAACACTCTTTGGTTTATCAATGACAATATCAATACTGTTAAGTTTACTCCAACTAAATTAGAATTTAGATCTAACAAAAGTATTTCTTCTAGTAATACTAACGCACCAGCATATCTTGACTGGACTGCTAATGCTCCAGTTTCTGTTGGTGATTATCTAAAATATAAGAATAATCTTTATGAGGTAACAACTGCAGGTACTACAGGTACATCTGGTAGCGAACCAGCACATACCAGTGGGTCACTACCTAATGGTACTGCAGTTCTAGAATTCTGGGGTCTTGGTGTTGCACCTCTAACTTTTGAAGACATTGAAGAAATTAGAATTGGACCTACGCAACCAACTCCTGTTAGTATCAACCAAGATCTAAGACTTGCAAATAATACAATTTCCACAGATGTTTCAGATTTAATTCTACAACCAAATTCTGGACAAAAAATTATTTGTAGTTCTGACTCCACTTTAGTTATCCCAGTTGGTACAGATTTGACAAGAGGAGCACCACAAGCTGGTTCTATTAGATTTAATACAACCTCTAGTCAGTTTGAGGGTTATGATAATAACAACAACTGGGGATCTCTTGGTGGTGTTAAAGACGTTGATCAAAACACTTACATCATTCCAGAATCTGTTCCTGGTGCTAATGAAAATATTCTATACTTCTATAATGATGGATCCAATTCCGTACAGTTGACTGCAACTGCTATGGATTTCTTCACTGTAGATACTATCAGATCTCAATCAAGTAATGAGTTTGAAATTACTGCAAACTTAATGACATTTAATAATGCAGAAACAACACTTGATAATACTGATACATCCAAAACATTCTTACACACAAGTAAGCAATACTTTGATCTTGGTCTCTCTGCAGGTGTTACTGTTGACCCTGTATTAAGACTTGATGATCAAGGCGATGTATATTTCAATACTGGTTTTGGAACAGGTACATTTACTGGAGTTAAAGTCTTTGATGGTGATCTAAAAGAATTTGAACTAGCTGATGTTAGAATCTTAACAGAAAAAGTTACTCTAACAAAAGGAACTGTAAATAATGGAGGTTCTAATATTTACAACGTTGGAACAAATAATGGAGCGAAGACAGTTGTCGTCGCAGAAGAAACTGTTACTGGAGCTAGAGAATTCTTTGAGTTTGGAATCATAGATAATAATACAGATATCTTCCATACTGAGTATGGAAATATCAGAACAGGTGATCAACTTATTGATGTTTCTTTTGAACTTACTGGAACTAATTTTGCCAGATTAAATTTTACAATCGGAAGCACAGTTTCAAATGGTAATGATGTGGTCATAACTATCGTATCTAACATCACTAAGGGATAAAAACATGGCAACAATTTTAGAAAAATTTGATTCTGCAGGTGGTTTTTCTGTAGAAAAAACAACAGTTATTGATGAATTGCGTAATGCAAAAGATATCAATACTTTAGAAATTAGAAACAGTAATTTTACTGATAGTTCAGCATCTTCTTATATTCTCAGAGGTTTAAACACATCAACACTAGATCTAGATGGTACAGGTGGTCAAATTCCTATTGCTAGCAGCACTATGAGTTTTATCACTGCAAATATTATTGGAGTCAATTCGGTTGGAACTGTTTATGCAGTAAAGTTTGAGACTGCATTGTACTGTGATGGATCTGGTAATACAAATGTATTATCAAGTTTCCAGACTGTAATTAAGGATGACATTCCATCAGGTGAAACTTGGAATATTCAACCACTTGGTGCTTTAAATCGTTTTAGTTACGATACAACTAGAGCAGGTACAACGTCAACAATTAAGTGGGTAGCATTTACCGAAGTTATAAGCATTGACTGGACTTGATGCTAAATATGTAATAGGAAAAAAGTCAAGGGCACGCGAATACCATGAGTTTTCATATTAATTCCGATAAAGAGAAGCTTAGAGGCGTAAACCCTAAGATCATCGGTGATAATGAAGCATCTATCAGAATTGGTACAGGAGCGGATGAACGTGAAGTTCTCCGTACTGAACTAGATAGCGCAACTCAATTACCCAGAGTTGGTATTAACAGAACGGGTCAAAGAGTTAATAATATTGCACTTGACACATCAGGTTCTGGATTTACAGTAAACCCTGACGTTACTATTGGACCACCTAATGATCCTAATGGTATTCAAGCTCTAGCGTCTGCCTTTACTTTTAATGGAAAAGTAACATCTATTGCTGTTAACAATCCTGGTAGTGGATATTCAAGTGCTCCAATTGTTACTATTTCTGGTGGCGGTGGCGCAGGTGCTACAGCAACAGCATTTCTTGACTCCGTTGACTTTGAACTTGACATTAATGGTGCTATTAGAACATCTACGTCTATCATTTCTGATACGGCAAGAATTCTAAACCTGGATATTGACAACTTTGTTACTCCAGATGCTAACTTTAGAGCACCAAATTTAAAAACTTACGCAAACAACACAGGAATCCTATGGTCTCCTGGTGTTATTGTACAAAAAGATTCATATAGGTACTTTGGTGCCAATATGTATCAGGCAACAAATACTGGTCAAACTGGTGGATTTGATGAAGCACCAGAACATCAAGATGGTATTGTGCTATCTGGAGAGGTAAACTTCAAGCACATTGGTTTCCGTGTAAACGATCCATCAGAATTTAGATATAACGATACTGGAGATGCTGGTGTATTTCCTCGTTCTATTACACCTTTGCTTGGTGACAGATCAGACAAAGTTGCAACTACAGAATACGTCCTCAACCTAGCAACGAATGACGTTGGTGGTCGTATCTATGTTTCTCAAACAATTGGTAGTGATCTAAATGATGGTCGTTCTGCAGTAAACCCAGTTCGTTCTATCAAG